CTCGTTCTCATAGATCAGGTCCAGGATCTCTTCCAGCTCTTCCAACTTCTGAGCTGTCTCGTATGGCCTGAGCAGTTCGTCAGCTCGTTCCTGTGCAAAGAGGGCACCGTCAGTCCACTTGACCTTCATGCCAGCATCTTCCATAAGCCTGAACGCTACAGCGTCAGCCACGTCTTCCATTCCCTGGTTCTGGCGCAGCTGTCCACGAGCTATGGTAAGCCCACCACTGAGTACCTCTCCTATCTCATGACCAAGGGTCATCTCGTCAAGGGTATCGAGCCTGATGCTCTTGCCAGTGGTCTCACCGTGCATGCCCTTGAGCTTCGCATGTGTGACAGACTTGATGATGTCCAGGAGCCCAGCGTACTTCTTGTTCACCTTCTCCAGGAACACCTTCAGCTTCTCTACCTTGCTTTCCTTTGCACCTGTGTCAATCAGCTGCTTTGCCAGCTGGTCAACTGTGAGGTACTGAATATCCTGGAGCCTTCTCTTGACAGTCTGCTTCTCTGTCTCTGGTTTTTTCTCTACCCACTTTATTGGTAGGCTTCTGGACAGTGACCTGAAATCACCTCGCTGTGCTCGTATGTCAGCCTCAATTGCTCTCTTGGTGTTATCCAGGTCTCTTTCGATTCTGGAGATATTTTCTGTATCCTCATCAGAAGTAATCTTTTTTATGACTTCATCTGCCCACTTCTTGAGCTGTGCAGGAGTCTCTTCATTCCTCAGTGCCTCTTCAGCAGCTCGTTTCTGAGCGTCTCTGAATTCACCCATGAGTGTGCGCTGCTGCTTCATCTCACGCTGGGTGAGGTGCGCTTCCGATTCCTTGCCAGCTATTTCGTCAAGGGTTCTTACCCCACCCTCTATGAAGAGGGACGCAAGGTCGTACCTCTGGTGCACCTTATTGAATGTGCGGTCAACTGCAAGCAGCTTCTCTTCAGCTGTGGCTGCGTTGAGAACTTCTACTGCATCCTTCAGGTGAAGACCAAAGTCAGATGTCCTCAGAGCATTGTCCCTTCCGAAGACTTCATCCTCAACACCTTCCATCTCCAGGTAGTCCCTGACGTTCTCCCACAGAAGTGTCTGTCCTGATTCCTCCAGTGAGGACATGTACTCATTGTAGATATGTAGTGTGTCTGCGCTGCGAGGTGCATTCCTTGCACTGCTCGGGATAAGGTCAGTGTTCACAACAATGCCAATGATATTTCTGGCTACCCTGTCGGCTATCTTGTCAATGCCCTTCTCGTCTTTGACGTACCCAGCGTCCATGAAGTCTCTCCAGATCTTCATGACCTTCATCTTGGGCAGGACAGACCAGGGTTGCTTCTCACCATTCTCTATGTCAGCATTTCTGATTGCCTTGACTGTCTCGTCAAGTGTATCCCTGTATATGTCCTGGGCACGGGCAAACGATTCCTTCCACCTCTTGGTGTTGGTGCTCAACATGTACTGAGGTGAAGCCTTCTCTCCATGCAGCTCAGCTATGGCAGCAGATACTTTCTCATTGAGATCGTCACGCCAAGCCTTCATCTTCTCGTGCTGCTCGGACATGGACAGCTTCGGGTCTACAGCTGGAGGTGGGTTCTCGTTCCTTATCTGCTCACGGACTTTGTTCTCTTTCTCAAACTTCTCTCTGCGAGCTGCGACTTCTGCCTTGGTGGGTCTGTACTTGGACAGCTCAGCTTCCTGGTCTTTTGCAAACTCTCGCCTTGTCTTGAGCTGGTACTGAGGAGCAGGTTTCCCAGCTTTGAGTGCTTTCTTCTTTGCGTCCTGTCGCTCCTTGACAACTGCGAGCTGTTTCTTTGACCACTCCTTCAGCTCCTTCATTGCCTGGTTCTTCTCGTCCTCTGTCTCCTTGCGAATCTGTTCAACCTCTTCAGGAGTGAGGATCTTGTTTATCTTCATAGCCCCGGCAATGTACCAGGCGTATCCCCGTTCCTCTGGAACAGGGTACTTGTAGTGACCACCAAGGGGTACCTCTGACCTGATGTCAAGTGTGTCTGTTTCCTCGGCCTTGTCTTGCCAATCAACATCATCAGCAATCTCAACCTCAGTCCATACACGTCCCTTCTCTGTCAGGTGCTTTGTGATGGGGTACATACCAAGGTGCCAGCCGAGCCGTGGAGCAAGCCCCTGCTTCTTGGCTTGACCTGTGAGATCTTCAGCTTCCAGCCACACCCCTATCGGCAGCTCTGGCTGTTTCCCCTCTATGATCGGAGGGAAGATCTTGCCAGCCTTGTTTACCTTGCACAGCTTGTAGCCCTTCTTTGTTTTCTTCGGAGGTTTGGTGATAATGTGATACTGAGGCTCAGCAATTTTGTCTAGGTCAGGCTTCTTCAGTGCTTCCAGCGTTGCCTCTACAGTCTTCTTGGTTTCAGGTTTCTTTTCTTTCCCAACAGTCCCCTCACCTATGTCTGTTCTGGAGTATGAAGCTGCAACACTTCCGTTGTGGACAGCTGTCATACAGTGCACACCACAGGTACGGCAGTTCCCGGTTTCACAACAAATGAATTTGAAATCCCCGGAAGGCTTAGATCTCTTCTGACCTTTGGCAGCGTCATCATGGAACGGAGTCTCTAGTACTTCACTCTGCTGCACACCTATCTCTTTCATTTGCTGGCGAATGAAGTCCTCGTTCACCATCTCAATACCAGAGATCTTGTTTTCATTTGTGATCAAACGAATAGATGCATTCAAACCTGCATCCTTGGCAGCTTGAAACTCAGCAAGCCTGATCATAACTTCGTTCTTGTGGAACCAGCCCGAGTTACTAAAGTGTATCTCAAAGAGATCTTTGTATTCTGCCAACTCCTCGTACTGCTCTTTGGTTACAGGTGCATAGCTGGCTGAGATGAAGATATCCTTCGTTGTGATACCCGCTGCTTTCTTTTGCTTGAGCCATTCGAGTGCAACACCAGAAGCAAACAAGTGGCTGTCATCCCCTTGCTGCCCTTGCCTGATGAAGGGTGTCTTCTTCAGGGACTCAATAACCTTCTTGGACTTGAACCAGACTTTGATCTGTTCTTTGGTTGCAAGCTTGAGATCTCTTGTCTCCATGTTCTCAAAGCTGGAGAACAGCCTGTTGAATTGTTTGTTGACCCAGCAGTCACCACCAAAGCAAGCTTCGATGCGGGTCTCCAGTGGGAGGATACCATTCTCAACACGTTCAATGATGGTGCGTGTCCTTTGACAGCCCTTGGTGAGGGACACTACAAGGATATCCTTCAGCTTCCCATCCTTGTTTGTCTTCTTAACGTCAGCCCACTTGTCCATCTTGGCAGCTGTGTCATAAATCTTTTGCCAATCCTTGACACGCTCAGGGTTGGTGTTGATAGCTCTCGCAGCCTTCAGCGTTGGCAGCTCGGCATCACTCTTCTTATCCTTGATCTTCGCCATCTCTCCAGGATACACAGAGACTTCATAGGTTCGCATCTCGTCAGGTGTGTTATCCCTGATATGAACTTTCTTTTGTACACTCTTCAGCATATAGTTTGGTTGCACCCATGGTGAGCCCTTACTCAGAGCTGTGGAGATGTTGGCAGGAACTTCGGCATGCCCCTTGGTCAGGTTTTCTTTTATGGCTTTGACAAGGTCATTAACGTCTTCCTCAGTGATCGCATTGAATCCCAACTTCTTCATGAACTGATTGATAAGGTCTACCAATCTTTGCTTCAGGGTTGGGTCAGATCCGTCCATGAATTTGTCGATCAAGATCTCGTTGGCGATGCGTCTCCTGTTCTCAATGGTGTCTGCCCACTCATACTGTTTGATCCTTGCTTTGATCTCACTTTGGTACTTTGATTTTATTCTGTCAAGCAGTGGGTTGAGACTATCACCGAGAAGTTCATCGAGGCTGAAGTGTCCCAGCTCGTGCATCACTGTGTAGCCAACAGAATCCTTGTCTTGAATCACATCTGAAAAGAGATAGATCGTTTTTGTGTTCGGGTCGAAGAGACCTGCCACATGACCAAGAGCACCCTCTCTCTTCATCGAATTATACAGGTGATCATTCTCCCCTTCCAGATCTTCATTTGCCTTTAACACAACAATTTTTGCGATTTTCGCAAGACCGATCTTGGCTCGCTCAACAACACGGTTGACATCCTTTACCGAGAGCCCTTCACCTGTCATGTACTGCGGGGACTTCTTCCTGAGCTTCGATTCTGGTTTAGCGGGAGCCTTGGTTTCCTTACCCTTGGTACTCTTCGGCTCTTCTTTCTGAACCTTCTTCTCTTCGCTGGGCAGCTCTTCCAGGATTGCTTCGTACAGCTCACCATAGCGTTGGACTATTGGAAGGACTTCTTCCTTCGCCTTGTACAGGGGTGTTCCTTGGCTGGTCCTTCTCTTGATCAACCGGGCATACATCTTTCCAGGGTTTAGCCAATCCTGGTAGTTCTCACGTCCACCGATCTCGGCAATCTCTGCCATCGCTGTGGAAAGTTCTGGACTGTTCGCCAGGATCATGTCTTCGATTTCGGTCAGGTCCACCTGAGATGCAGCTGTATCCTTTTTTATACGCTCTTCTTTGGTTTCCTTCTTCGCTGCTTCCTTCTCCAGGACTTCCTCTGGCTCCTCGGCCTGAGTATACAGATCGGCATCAGCCCACTTCCCGGCAATTGTTTTGCCAGTTTCTTCGTCTTTGATAACAGCTTTGCTGGGTTTCTTTGGGGTAGGCTCTGAGGTTTTGGCCCTTGCTTTTTCCAGCTCAGCCTTGGCTGTGCTTGTCTTCTCTGGCTGCTTGGGCTTGGCCTTGCTGCGTTCCTGGGCAATAAGGGCATCAACGCCCTTCTCTCCGGGAGATCGTTGATCCTGGGCTTGATTTGGCTTTGCCTTGGCTGCTTCTTTGGCCTTCTGTTCCTTGGCAGCTGCTATGTTGAGGTCCGTGATTCTCTTGTCTGCCATCCTGGTGAGGGCAGAGATCACCGTGCTCAATTTGGGGTCGAGTTTACCAGCATCCCTAGATTTCTCATTAACTTCATACTTCAAGGAGTTGAGTTTCTTGGGGTTCTCCTCGTTTGTGGCGAGGGCTTTGTGGAGGTCACGGATGGGTTTTGACACACGGGTGATGGTCTTGTCCCCGGTCTTCTCTAAGAAGTTGAGAACATTGGAGGTTTCAGTCATAGCCCCTTCGGGGGTAGACATGGCCTGGTTGAAGCGAAGGTTCTCAACTTGCTGTGCCCGGAGCTGGGCTTGCTGCGCCTGAGCTACCTGAGCCTGAGCCTGTTCCTGCGCCTGGACTTGTGCCTCTTCCTGGGCCTGAGCACGTTCCTGTTGGACCTGTTGGACTTGAGCCTGTGCCTGTGCTTTCAGCTCTGTGTCCTGCTTCGTCTCGTCCTGGGCAATAGCCACAGCTGTGTCAGGCATGCCAGAGCTGAGCTGTGAGGGCTCTGTGTAGACAGCTGTTGTTGCTTTCCGCTCAAACTCTGCTATCTCTTTGTCTTCAGCTTCCCGCTCTAAGATACCCCTTCCCTTGGCAGCTTCTTCATCAGTGTACGTCTTGTTCGCAGCTTGCCTTTGGAAGGCTTCAAATTCTCTGTCCTCAGCAGCTCGGTCCTCAGCCTTTGTGGGCTCGGGTGCTTCTCCCAGCTCGGCTTCTTTCGATTTCCTGAGTGCTTCAGCTTTCTCTCTTGCTTCACGTTCTTCCCTCTCGTCTTCCAGCTCTAAGTTAGGATCAGCAATCTCCATCTGAGGGAAGATCTCACGAGGCTCGGGCTCTTGTGGCAGCTCTTTCTGGAGACCTGTTACCCTGTCCCTTTCAGCGAGCTGTTCTCTCCTGGCAATGTCTGCTTCCTTTGCTCGTTCCTCTGCTGTAACCTTGTCCACTGGCAGCTCAAGGATGCCACGTCCAGGTGCTGGGGTTTCAACTTCCTTCTCTGTCCCAGCGAGATCCTTCTCGGAGACAGTGGGTGTCTCCTCTTCTTCTGCAAAGGCAGCGTCTACATCTGAGCTAGGTTTGACTGTGGGTTTCCCAGCTGCGGAATCGGATGCGCTCTTCTCCGCTTTGTTCTTGAAGTACGCATTGACATCGAATGCAGTTCTAGCTGCTGCTGCTGCTCCTGGGATTAGACCACCAACACCAGCTGCAACAGACATTGACTTATTTTCTTGGGCTTGAAACTCTGGAGATGCCCATACTTCCCTGACCTTTTTTGCAAGTTGTTCTGGAGTATCATTCGGGTACAGAGCCATTGTCTCAGCGACAACTGACCACCTGCCCTGTGATACTTCTTCAACTGTTTCACCTGCTGCACCAGTGAGTACCCCCTGCATTGTCGTGACAACACGTGACAGTGCTGGGCTTTTTGCAGCAGCTTTCTCAAGCATCTTCCAAGCTGCCTTGAGTTCAACAATGGTACCACCAGATTCCATTATAGCTTGTGGCAGCGCACTGACCATTGCTGCTTGACCAGCGTCTATCTCAGACAGTCCCTTCTTTCTAAACTTGTCGTAGTCATCCCCGTACATCTGAGCGTACATCAGGGAAAACCCACCGGGACCGCTTACCATGGTCGCAGCCATAGGAAGAGCAGACTCACCAAGTGCTACGCCAACATCTTCAAACCACCCCGCTACAGTGCCTTCCTTGAAACCACGTTTCTCGTCAACCTTGGGGAAAGCTTCAGCTGCTTTACGAAGCAGTGGAGGGAGCACATCATGCTGCTCTTTTCTTAACTCTGCTCTCTTCTCTTTATTGAATCCCGTCTGAGTTTCAAGCTGCTGTTCCCTTTGGTCAGCAGTTTCTGCCAGTACCTGCTCTAGGATTATTCTCTTCTCAACAGGGTCAATAGGTTCTGTTGGAACCTTACCAGGCTTGGTATAATCTGCACCAGGATGTTTTTCAAAATATCTGCGGAGAGCTTCCTCTCTCTGCCAATCAGCAATGTCAGCCTCTTTCCAATCCTGACTTTCAACCATCCCGGCAGCACCCCGAAGCATAGAACCGGGACTGCCAATAATACCCTGACCAATACGCTTCTCCGCTTGAGCGAGCTGTAGCATTGTGGACTCGTCACTCATGTCTTCTTTCTTGGAAGAATCGACTTCGTCCCACATCTTGCTAAGCAGGTCTGTTTGATCTGAGTCTACTTTGTCTTCGGATTCTACCTCTGGTTCTTCAGTCTGTTCTCCAGTGGTTTCATCCCACAGTTGATCAAGTATCCCCACGCTGTCACCTCGTTAGATTCGACCTTTCAGGTTAGGATTCTTTTCCAGAATAATCTTTATTGCCTCAGTCTTACCCTTCCCCTGTGCCTTCAGGTCAGCCATCATTTTCTTGATGCCAGCCTGTTCATCTTTGCTCAGCGGTTGTGGTTTTGGTGCCTTGGGGTCAGCTTGGATTCCCTTCCCCTTCCCCTTCTTGTATTTCTCATCTATCTTTTTGAGATGATCACCAAGTGATGCACTGCTGAAGTAGTCTTCCAGCCCAGCCTCTTTGATTTTCTGTTGAATCGAAGGGCTGCTGAGTGTGAGATCTGAATCTTCTTTGAGAGCATCAGTAATTATCCTGAGCTTCGGGTTGTTCTCTTTCATCGCCATGACATACTCATCAGCAGCCTGTTTGCTAACCCCGTGGTCTCTTGCAAGCCCACGAGCAAGCTTGTCCTCTGGACTTAGGTTCTTGTCCTCTGGAGATGTTCTAGATTCTTTGAGACCTTCCTGTATAGTTTTGAATCTCTCAGCTTCCTTCAATCCGATACCTGCTTTGGTTTCCTGATTCTTGAGTTCATCACCCGTGGACTTCAGTGACCTGAATGCACGTCCCTCATCGCTGTTGGCTGGTATATAGTTCTCGTTACCGAGATCAATCATGTCTCCAAGGGGTTTCCCGGTGTCAACGTCCACCATGTTCTTGACAAGCAGAGCACGATTTCCGCTCTTGTCGAACACCTCAGTTGCAGCAGAGATCGCTGCGATGTTATGTTTCGTTGCCTCGTCAGAAGACATGACATGATTTGCTGCAAACACCTTCGGGTCTTTGAGACCCAAGGCATAGTTTTGAAACTTGCTGAACATGTCACGAGTGCTCTTGAAGTTATGAGGTGTCTCTTCTCCTGTGAGGTTGTTAACCTCAATATAACTTTTCTTGTCTGCGCCAAACTTGATGTCACTGTTTGTGTTCACAAACTCAAATGCTTTCTCAACATATGGGAGAGCTTCATCAGGATTGTCCTCGTCAAACAGTGACAGTGCTTTCGCAAAGGTCTCGTGTGCAAGGACCATCTTCTTATCAATGTCCTGCTTCCAGGTCTCGTGACGAGCCTTCTTTATGTTCTCGTCTTGAGTGAGCTGGTTGATGTGCTCGGCTCTTGCCAAGCTGAAAGCCTTGGGATTGAATCCTGGGTCATTGTAGTCTGGCCTGAAGTTGGGGTCTTTCCCAAACTCTTGTGAGTACGTCTTTACGTCAGCCTCATCTCTGTTCTTCTTTACTTGGTCGAACAGACCTGTAGCCATCTGACCTATGATCTGCCAATCTCTGATCTCGCTGCTGTCATCGTGAGAGTTGCCCATGATCTTCCCCCTTATCTCATATCACCGGGACGTTGGTTCTTCAGTTTGGACAAACCGAACCAGCCCGTGCTTTCATCAACCATCCCCCCACCACCAGAAGCAGCAATGCTCTCGTCTTTGTTCCCACCAATTGCACTGCCGATAGCTTTCCCAGCTGTGCCGAGAACCAACCCAAGAGTTGAGCCACCACTTATGAGGGCACTACCTACTGCGAGACCCGCACCAATGATGCCCATGATTCCACTACCAGAAGACTTAGTCTGTGTGTTTGTAGTGGAAGAGCCACCCTTTGACATCGCAGCCATTGTCTGCCCAACACCGTGCTGTACTGTCGCAGCCTTGTCCAACGGGTTGCTGACATTGTAAAGTCCAAGTGCCATTACACACCCCCTATTCCGATGTTTCGTTTGTTCATCTGGTTAGCTTCGGACAGCCTTGCGAAGTTGATCTGCTCAACCTGATTCCTTGCTTGGTTGGATGCAGTACCAATTGCCTTTGCTTTCTCTATGCCCCTGTTAGCCATAGCTCCCATGAACCTGTTGCTGTTCGGGTCTATGCCAAGCCTACCCGCTTCTCTCCTGAGACCTGCCTCTTCGTCAGCGAAGGAACTGGCAATGTCAGCTCTGGCTTGCTGCACTTTCTCCTCGGGGTTGATCCCCTTCAGTGCTTGCTTGTAGTACTCAGCCATCACAGGCTTAGCCAGCTGTGTCTCTTCCCTGATGTTGCCAAGAATGCCCTGAGCTGTGTTCAACTTTTGCAGCTCTGTCTCTGTCTGCGCTGGGATGAGTGCACGGTTGGACGCAATCTGTTCCTTCTCCATCGGCTGATAGTAGCTCTCATAAAACTTGAAGTACTCGTCAGCGATGTTCTGCTCCTTCTCAGCAACCGTTGCCATCCTCGCATTGTATGCGTAGTCAGGTGTGTTCACCGTTGTTGAGGTGGAACTCCCACCACCCTTGAACCGCACACAAGGCCCGAACACCTCGCCTTCCAGAATCTCACCCGTCAAGCTGTTCATCATCACTTGGTGAACTCTCATCTCTCAGATCCTTCCTTGTAATGTATTGCATAGTGCATGTGATACTGTGACCTTCCTTGCTCCAAAGGTAGTGAGGCACCTCACCAACTTCTTTGAAGCCAACCTTTCTCGCATACCCGAGTGCAAACTTGTTATCACTCGGTGTCATGCCCATGATCACCTCGTAGCCAAGGTGGTCGAAACAAATTCTCATTGCCTCTTTGCCAATTGGCACTCGGTCCTTCGTTCCGAACAGCTCTACAAATAAAGTGAAGTGACATGTGGCATGTGTTCTCTCAAGTCTATTCAACCACCACATTGCAACGGGGTGGTCATCAGGAGCCAGGACAACGTGCAAGATTGCGCCTGGACTTTTCATGAGCTGTAAGAACTGCTGTTCGTCTTTGATCGATCCATCATAGAACAGCTGATCACCTAGCCCCTCTTCATATACTCTTCTGTACAAACCGAGAATGTCTGAATCTTTGAATGTCGGAATACCATCAACCGTAGTGTACGGCACAAACCTGTACTTCATTCTCCCCCCTCCAAATCTTAGTGTACTGTGGATAGCTCCCAAACATTTCTGTAAGACTGCCAGCTCCACAGCTCACCTGTTAGACCTGCCAGAGACGCATCATCGTCAGTCATATAGGTTGCAGTCCACACATACTTTGAATCAGTCCCATGACTGCTTATCGTCATTACGGAAGCTTGATTTACACCATACCTACACTTATACTCAGTACCCCGAATAACAAAATAATTGCTCCAAGAATTCACACAGGGCTGCTTCCAACCCCAAATACCAGAGCTGCCAACATCGTAGTCCGTTGCGACAATACGCATCATATTAGCAGAGCTGCTCCAGGTCAAGTTACCATCTGCCCCATAGAGGTTGAGACCATACGAACCAGAAACAGCATCGCTGTTTTCCATTGGGGTATACACCCTCCAGTTTACTGGCTGGTGAGACCCACTAGGTGCAGACATGTATGCCAGGTTAAATCCTATAAAATCAGAACCACTCATCACTATGCTCTTGACACCAGCAAACATTTCTTCCCCTGAGTCCTCTGGAAAGTTGAGGGCAACAAGCGGAACCTTTGTCGTAGAGCTAGAGAATTCTATGTACTCCACACCAATCTGTGTACCTACCCCGGTTGCTGTGAAGTCACCTTCCTCGTACACCTTGAACTGTGGTCTGATGGTACTGATAGTCGCATCACCAGATACATTATGAACTTCCAATCCCCAGCTACTCATGACCCAACGTATGCGCCTCCGTAGATAAAAACATAAACCAGTGTGTCACAGTCTGGTATGTCCCCCTCTCCGAACCCAGTTGGATATGGGTGCCAATCGAATTCTGTTTCGCTGTGCCAATGGCAATACACTGGAGCACCTAGCGTGTGCTGCCCAGCTGTTTCTATCGGAATGCCTATCGTAATCTTTTTGTACCCCTCCAGCTCAGGATGGTCTTCACTGTCTTCATCCCCAGCTGTAATTATTTTATGAAATGCAAAGGATGGGTAAGACCCTGTCAAGTCAAGAGTCACATTACCAACTGAGTCCCAGCATTTGAGTCCGTACTTTTTATCCTTTGTAATGTCACCCCCTGTTATTGAGGTTGTGACCAGAAGTGGGGATTCTTCTGGTAACCCGGATGGAAGCGAGATCGGTATTGTAGCACTGCATGCACAGGTGTACGTTACCCAGGCACAGTTTGTCCCACCCGTGTACTCAGATGGGTTGAACGATTCAGCATTATGGTCATGGTGTGTTATGACAATTGATGGTCCATTAGTTGCATCAGGACCATCGAGTGTCCCCTCAGCCTCTGAGGTCCAATCAAAGTCAGTTGGCTTTGTGCTGACAGTTGGGTTTTCATCCAACAAAAAAGCTACTGCAAACCATTTCTGGTCTCCCGAGGTAATTGTGGTATGTGAAGCCACTGTCCATGTGCTGCTGTTGGCATTGTAATACCTTGTAGCATCCAGATATATTGCACCGCTTACCTCATAAGATTTGAGGCTGGCATTATGACTGCCTGTCCAAGTCATCTTGAAGGCATCCTTGGTCCCACCCTCAGCAACCTTCCAATACACAGCTGTGGCTAAACCGTAAACGGTGACAACAACACTGCCCCATGCCAGTGTCCAATTTTCACCTACAGTTGCGTCCCTTGCAAAGGAAGACGTAGGCCAATCAAGCACTGCAAATTGAATGAGCAGGTTACCCTCAGTGGGTGTTGTACCCCAAGCCCCTTGTGTTATAGAGGTTGTGGCTGCTGCTGTTGTATCTTTGTATTGAACAATTGACGGAGCTGCCATTGCTTTTCCTTACACAGGATCATTCACTTGTATATATGCTGCCGTTGTTGTCACACTGTCATCAGCAGTAACCGCTGTCGAAGTACAAGCCCAATAAGCAAGCAGGGTTGATGTGGAGGTGTCCACGATTGCTAGATAGGTGATTGTTCCTGCTGTGTCAATTGGTATTGCAGTGAGAGGTAGTAAGTAGGTTCTCCTTCCACCAGTGACATCATGGTAAGCAGCAAAGTCTGAATTAGAGATTGACTTGACCCCAAGCACATACGTTACTGTCGCCTTGGTGTAAGTATCGGGCTCAGCACTGCACAGACAAAGTCGATCACAATTGGAAACGATGTAGTCCAATATGTCTTCGAGACCAGCATCAGGAATATATTTTGTAGCCATGCTTCACCCACTCTAAGGAATGTAACCGAGATGCACTCTGAGAACGTCAGCGTCATCCCAAATCTTCAGCCACTTGTTTGTCAGGTCAATCTTGAACTGTGCATCACTAGACTGTGCAACCCCAGCTGTGATAGTCCCAAAGTCAGCTGCTATTGCTGACAGCGTTGCAACGTTGATCTCCGTTGCTGTCACTGCATCTGCATCTATCTTCCCGGCTGTAACAGCCAGAGCTGCAATCTTGTCAGCTGTGACACAGCTCGCATCAAGGTTGTCTGTGACTATCGTCCCATCGACAACCATGTTCCCATCAATCCCAACCATCGCCTCACCACCAACGTCACCAGTTGTGAGGATTCCACTTCTCTCCCAGTAGTGAGAGTTTGTAACGGGTGGTGTTCCAGAGGATGGTGCTTGCGCCAGCGTGTCAGCATGGATACAGCGATAGACCCTGATCTGACTGTCCGTGCATGTGTAGCTTACCCGGTCATCAATCTGATACGTTGTCCCAGCATTGTACGCAGCTGGAGACGTGCCCTTGAGAGCAGTCATGAGATTGTTAATGGTGGTCTGTATACTATCAACACCATAGACCAAGTACCCGTTGACTGCGCTTGTGGGCTCCCATGTTGATGCAACACCGTCCCAAGACATGGCCCTTACCCAGTACCAGTAATCCTTGGTCGGGTCTACGTTTGAGTGCAGGTACTCATGTTGTGGGTATGTGACAATGCCTGTTTGAACAGCTGCACTTCTACTGGCAGATGTTGCTATCCATACTTCGTAATGGGAAATCAGCTCTGTGGAAGAAGTCGGATTTGTCCAGGTAACAAGGTGATTGAATGCACCTATCCTTCCTGCGTCAGTGTCTATGACCTGCTTCAAGTCTGTCGGAGGAGGTGGAGCCGTGAGGTCCGGGGTGTCACCGAGAATCTCAGCTCCAGACTCTTGCAGATAATTTACGAGACTTGAACTTGCCATGTCACGGAGCGTGACCATCCTGTCAGCTTCGTTCCCACGCTGACCAAGCATCGTCTCGATGATCTCCTTTACAGCTCTGTTGAAGTCAGGATGATCAGCTGCGGGTAAACCACGATACGCACTTGATGGAGTTGAACTTGCCATTATACCAGCTCCGAAGCACTTGTTGCTAATTGTACAGAGTCCACAGACGTGAGCGTTCCAGACAGCTGGAACTCTTTATCTGTTGCACCACAGTCAGAGGGCAACCTGAAAATACCCTCAGCTGTGAGTGACTTGCTCAGCTTCTCAGAACCATTGAGGTAGTATTTGAATGTCAGTGAACCAGCTCCGTAGTTGCCCTTGACCTTGGCGCAGTTGAACTTGTCAGGGCTCACAAACTTCTTAGACTTCCAGGTGAACGTCAGCCCCGTTGCATTGGTGTCAAAGGAAATGATGTACGAGTTGACACCGCTGTTGTCAGTTCCCAACACGTAGAGCGTGTCGTCTGTTGAGTAATGGTAAACGTCCCTCACCACTGTGATCGTGGAGGGGATCGTAAAAGTTGTGACCTCTCCTGTCTGAGGGTCAACACTGATCCCTGTGTTTGAGCCAGCAACGAATGCGGTGTAGCAATCCCCGTACCACTCAGCTATAAAGTTTGATGGACCGAGAGCAGTCCACTGTGCTCCTGTGTATGTGTTAGCTGTGACACAAACAACAGAGGAGCCATTGCAGAAGTAAAGCCCATCCGATGCTGGGTAGTAAACCCCATCTGCGGTACTCACTACCCCACGCTGTGACATACACTTTGTGCTGATTGGCACAGCTGTGCTGACCAGCGAATCTGGTGTAGCCCCCGTAACGATGTAAGGAAAGCTTGAAGACAGAATCAGGATAAACTCTTTTGTTGCCCCTATTCCAGTTATGTCACTGTCAACACTGACCACATAGTCTGTCGGGTACGCATAAGGGACAAAGGGCTCGGAAACGTACATGTCTTTCCCGTAAGCACCAATGAGCATACCATTGTGAGCCTGTGTCAAATACAGCAGAGCTGTGGGTGGAACAGCCCAATCCGTTGTTTCGAGAACATCTGTGCTAACAGTCTTCAAGGAACCTGCGTTGTAATCAGAGTACGTTGTGTTGGCAAATGCAATCTGATCAAGGTAGCAGTACTCCGCTCCTGTTGTTCCAGAAGCAAGCCTGTAGATCCTCTTGTACTGAAAATTGTTGGCAGTGTCTGTCGGGGTTGTCAGGACGCTGAGGTTTACACCCTCTCCGTTCTCAACATCTATCACAGCTGTTGCAGGTGACGGAGCTGATTCCTCACCCCAAGCTGTAACCATTGTGAACACATAGCTCACAGTGGCTTGGGTTGTTCCGTCTCCCGTGCCCGTGATAGTCAGAGTAGGAGCCACAGCTGGAGGGGTGACACCAAGTCTATATGATGTTGCAGTACCCCACAGAGTACTGTTTGACTGTTTAGGAAAAGTACCGTCTGAAAAATAAAACCTGTTGAGTGATTCCTGAATGAAGCTGTCAACTACATACGCAGTGACACCTGTCCCAAGAGTTATCCAGCTGCTCCCGCATCTCCACAATGTCTTCGGAAGAGTGGTAGCAAGAGTAGACACAGCTGTAATACCTGACATGCTCCTAAGATCACCCCTTGAGAGATCAACATTGCTTGCAGTCTGAGCCTGATTGACCTCCAAGTTCTTGGGGTTCTTTATTGGAAATGTTCCCGCAAAGTTGGTAACAGATATGGCTGGCATGCTTACTCCCAATCAACTTGTCCAAATAGTCTTGGAGTTACCTCAAGTGGTGTACCACTGAATGCCTTGAGTACCTTCATCCTTGCTCGGCTTACCCCACGTTTGTACTCCACATAATACATGGCTGCACCAGCAGGGTCTGTCCATTCCTTACCAGGCATAGACATGATCTTGTACTTCACACCAGCTGCGATGGTGTCCACCCAATCTTCAAGCAAGCAATCGTCAACTGTGGTAGCTGCCCGTGTTGGTTTCACTGACATTCTGATGTACAGGTTCTCATCCGTGGTTTCCCTGTCGTAGATTCTGATTGTGGACGTTGATGGGAAACTGAAATAGATTGTGTTGTCATCGTGGAGACTTTCCCACACATCATCTGGAATTGTGTTCTGCAACTCCCTGTACTTTGGAATGTAGGTTGTCCCATCAAGGTTGAATTCCAGAACTGTTACGGGTCTGCTCGTTGTAAGCCACTCACCGAGGGGTATGTCAATTGCGTTCTGGTAGTCTTCATCAATGTCATCAGAGTCCAGCTCCACGTTGAACTCCCGTGTCAAGATGTGTGTCTTGTCACAGAAGTCAATGATCACACTGAGTATCTCCCTTTCCACTATTGGATCGGGACAGGGAAGAACATCAGCAGCAACATACTTCTTGAAAGTTGTAATCGCCTGAGACATTACTTTCCTCCCTGTCCACGTTTAGCATTTATCAGCAGCTCCATCTGGTCTAGCTTGCCGAGGCTCGTTAGAAAAGATTGATAATGTGCGATAGCACGTTCCGCATTCTGGACATAGTCCGCATCCCTGCTGAACGCTCTGAACAGAATGTAGTCCAGAAGAGTGTCAGCATGTTCGTCCCCGAGAGTGATGGACGCATCTATAGCAATACTGGTCGGCATGGTAGCAACCACGATCTCAAGATAGTTGGTCCCCGGAGACTGTGGATAGACCATAAACTTCTTCGGGGTTGTCTTGGGGTCGTAGACCACATGCTTGACCGTTGTGCTGGCGGTCTCTGTTGTCCAAGTGGGCAACGAGGTATCCATCCACCTTCTATCCACAACAGTCACTGGTGCCCCTCTCGTGGTCCCCGTGGTACCCATGTTGCAGAACGCATCAAGAAGAATGATTCCCCCTGTCGGGAGTGTCTGCCAAAGGCCAGAGGCTAGAAGAACAGATGACACAGAAGGGTTAGCATCAGGCTTCTCTTTTACGATCACCCGCATCCCTTGATTCAACCAAGCCAGCAGCTCTGCTTGAGTCCACCGGGTATTGGAGGAATCCTGGAGAATCTCTTCTGCTTGGTCTACAATTGCTGAAGCTAAAATGTTTGCCATTGTGTCTCCTTATGGGGCAGGGAACGGTCCCTTAACAATCGAGTACGGAAACCTTTGAACCTTCCGAACTTTCCATTCGATGTCCCCGTTCTGAACAACTACCTGGGCAAGCCTGTCCTCAACAGCATCCTTGATACAGCTGTCAAGAATGTACGTGGGCACATCAATCTCAACTTCCCGTGGAAGATAGAACGCTCTTCCATTGTGACCAACAAAGATATACGGCAGGTCCAGCTCTGACGTATTGTGAAAGACCACACGGGTGAGCATAAGGTTGGGGATCTCTTTCTTGAGAACATCGATGCCAAGAGCCTTCACTTTGTCATCATCATCCTCGTCCTCAGTGAGTATCTCTCCAGCTTTCTCTTCTTTCATCACAGCAGCTTTCAGAGCTGTAATTGCTTCCTTCCTGGCGAAGGGCTCAATCTTGACACCGTACTTTTCAAGCTCTGCCTGAATCTCCGAATCTTTCCACAAATAATAATTTATCGACTTAGACATGTTCTTCTCTCCCTCCAGTGTTCATCCCTCCAGTTATAAAATCCAGGGAGGAGTGGAGGGGGCTCCTCCCTGGTTTACAGCCAACTCACTGATTAGTCAGTGAGGTAACCGTCAGCCTGAGCTGCGCACTCTACCCGGACCATCCAGGAGTCATTGAGGATAATAGTCGTAGCCATGGTTTTCCAGGCAACGTGTCCCCTTTGAGCCATCGGGTCAGAATCAGAGGGTTTGGGGTTAACCACCATGGGCACGATGCTCTCTTTCCCTTTGAGGGGAACGAGGCCATACGCATCCTTGGCGAAGTAAAGAATGGGATACACGTCAGCGTTAGTCCCATTGGTCTGAACCACGTTGGTTCCACCAGTAGCACCCGCAGACTTCCAGGGCTCCACAATGGTGGACACGATGTAACGGCAATCACCGATCTTGCCAATCTCGCCTTCCAGCGGGGCAACCGTGCCGTACTTTTCACTCGCAACGAAACCACTGGCTTTGCGAATATTGTATTCCAAGTCAGGGTGACAGATGGCGATGAAAGCAGGGCTGATCGCTTCCGTTCCATAGGACGGGGTTGACTTCACGATGGAGGTAATAGGCCGAGCAAGCTGCCTCTTGAGCGTCCTGACAGCGGTCCTCTGCACGGTAGCGGAGAACACAGCATTCACGTCAGACCGCTGGGTATTGGCAACCGCAGCGTAGACCACGTTGGTCCCGGCCTTGAGAACGTTGAAACGGGCTTTCTCCATGATGATCGCAGCCTGTTCCCCGAGGACTTCAGTAGCCTCAGAGAGGATGGGGTCTTCATGGGTATCCATGATCACGTCAGTGATCACGGTCCTGTCACCGTACTGGACCAGAGTAGCATCGATGTCCTGCTTGTCCAGCTGGGTGGCATCAGGGGTCACACCTTCCGAGAGCTGCTTTTGCGTGGGGTCGAAATTCGAGGTCGCAAAATAGTCCTTCGGGGTGAACGTGGTGACGCTAGAGTGTTTCAGAAAGTAGCGTCTGAATTTGATGGTTTTGGAACTATTCTTCGGAAGGGGTTTGCTCTGCCCGTACTTCTCGAAGACCATGAAAGGCATTCCTCTGGTGAGGAGTTCTTTCACAACATATGCAGCAGTCCTGGGACTGATATCACCATAAACGGTATTCATCGTAATTCTCCATGGTTGTGTTAGCCACGGATTGCGTCATCCCACCCTGCATCAAAATCGTCCTTGTCAGTTCGTCCTTTCCCTTTCGGGCTCCCGCTTGCGCTGGAATCAACTGCAAGGAGGTCTTGTGCTTTCTTGGTAGAAGGTTTAGTCCGTGACGGGGTTGGTGTCTCTTTGGTGGTGCTCGACTTCTTGTACAAGTCGAACATCTCTATAACCTCTTCTGTTGAACCTTCCTTCACCACTCTGTCAAGACTTTGCTGCATGATCTTGGGTTGTGTCTCAATCCACTCAGTTAGCTTTCCAGACTTTACAATGTCCTTCCAATCTGAATGTGCCTTGCCGATAGTTTCAAAATGTGCATCGTCATTGCTCTGCTTGATGCTCTGCTCAATCGGCTCGATCTTCTTTGCTACCTGAGTGATCTTGGGCTCAATGTCCTTGATCTTGTCATCAACAATCTTGCTGGCGATCCTTCTCGCCAGTGCCTTGATAGGCTTCTCGAGTGACGGGAATTCTTCCACGAAGTCCTTCAGAACTTGGTCATCTTCCTCCCCACCAGGGAGAGCTTCCCCGCTCTTGGCCTGAGTTGAGTCTCGTTCTTGGAGCTTCTTTTCGAGGGCTGCTCTCGCAGCTGCCTCATCCTCTGCCCTCTTGTTGGCAGCAGAGATTCTGCCTTCCCAAGATTTCATCTTCTGTTCAACCTTGGCTCTCTCTGCTTCCGCAGCCTCTGCCTTGGCTTTCCAATCGATCTCCTCTTGGGCTTCAGACTTTTCTTCTTCCTTCGGTTCTTCCTTTTTCTCTTCTTCAGCTGGCTTCTCTTCCTGCACTTCCTCTTCAGGCTTGTCCTCTTTTACTTCTTCCTTGGCAGGTTCTGGCTCAGCTACTGCTTCCTTGAATGCCTCATCAAACACTTCTTGATCGGTCTTCTCTTCAGCAGCTTCCTCTTTCTTTTCCTCTTCCTTCTTCTCTTCGTCAGCCATGTTCCCCTCCTGGTATCCGAGACAATCTTCCCTGCTCGGGCCGAATAACATGTTAGTCTCCTATCGATCCGCTGTAAACCTCTTTGGGCTCACCGGGTGCAGTAAACTTCAGAATCTTTCTCAGTGCTGCAATTGCACCCTGGTTGCGGACTACGTCTTCCTGCTTCGCTGAATCGTTTGCTTCTCTGTACGATTCAATCTCCCTGGAGAAGAGAGTCCTGAATAGCATGAAACACTCAGTCCCCTCAAACTCCTTTATCTTGTTATATAGGTTGTCCTTCTGCACTAATCACCTCCGGGACTTTGCCCCCCTGCAATTCCGCAGGTGTAGTAGATTCCATGGTAGGACGCATCCCACCTTCTTCCTGTGGATTGACATGCCCACCAGATGAAGCCTTCATCTCTGCAAGCTTCATTGCGAATGCCTTCTCCTCTGCTTGAGCCTGTGCTCTAGCATCCTCTTCCATCTTGATAGTGTTGGAATCCTTGATCAGGCCCAGCTCTCCAAGGTCCATGGCTTTAGCCATCTCCTTCAGCACGTTGCCACGGTTTGTGTACATCAGGTCAGTGGGGTTGTTGGTGTAGTTCAAGAACTGCATCAAACTCTCCATCCTCACCTCTCGTGCAATCAGGGAAGAAGACCCAACAGCTGTAATGCTGAAGTCGCCCTTGACATGTTCCTTCGGGTTGAACTCCATGTTCCAATGATACAAAGCTTTGATGAAGGGCTTGGTGATACCATCATCAAAGTTCTTGATCTGTTCTTTCAGCGTAACGTTGGCAGCACCCATGAGCATCGACAAACCAGTGGCTGTCTTCCCTGCACCCTGCACCTGATTACTATCACCATACATGAACCGAGGAATCGTGGTGATGTCATCAGCGGAGTTCAGGAAGAAGTTGATCATGTTCATGTACTCTCCCGTGTAGCTCGTCACATTGTACACACGGATAGCGGGAGACGCTGCTTCCATTCCCATCCCATCTCTTGCGAACACCCTGAAGGGATAGATGTCCCTCGGGTCTTCTGAGGTGTCAAGAAGGTCAGTGTTGGCTTCAATGATTGGCCCAGCTGCAATGGCAGCGTTGTCAAGCATGGCTCTCACACTGGCGTTGAACAGCTTCTGCACATCTCTCATGATCGTGGGGATGCCTTCACCGAAGATGCTCGTGTCATCTTTCTCGTAGTAGTACACGTGGTACGGAATCTCGACACCGTCAATGCCAGACACCACAGCTTTGATGATTATAGGACCAAGGAGCCAGATGTTCACGGCAACTTCAGGACCGAGTGTCTCTTCGTCTATATCAACACCAGCCTCAATGAGATCTGCTGAATTGACATATCCCCAATATTCCAGAATCTCGTATTTCTGTCTGCGCTTTATTGCACCCGTTCCCGTGCCCAGCGTGGATGTCCCAGCACTCGTTGTTTCCTTATAGCCAGTAGTGCTCGAGCCTGAGCCAGCACGGTTGAGTGTGTTGAGATCCTGCTCCCAGTTCTTCAGGGGAGCATCACCTTCCTTCTGGTTCTTGATGTACGCTGTGATTGCAGCTTTGTTGAAGTCTGCCCTCTTTGCCAAATCCCACACCTTGTGTCTGGACATGACGTGTCTCTGAAACACACCACGGGCATTAGCCATGGTCCTCGCACTCATGTCAGGATAGAAGTCCCACACGGACACGTGCTCGCACCAGGGGCTGTACCGCTCCATGGACACGGTGACCCACTCTCCAGTTTGCTCATTCGGCAACCACCTCTTGACTATCTGTCTCTTGACCAGCGGTCCCTTGAGAACACCCGTCCCATAAAGGTTTCCATCTTTGATGGTGTTGCGAATGGTCTGCCTGTACTTCAGTTCTACGAGCTGGTCAGCCATATCCATCTCCATGGCTTCACAGCGTTTCTTCGCTTCCTTGTTGATCTCCTGCTTGATAAACTCCTCTGAGATCTCCTGACCTGTCTGTGCTATGTACTGCTCAACAAGACCCTGGACAAGCTGTGGGTTCATCTCAGGAACAGGGGTAGGTTCAATGCCCCAGTTCTTTTCCCCGTTAGCAGGGAAGAGCAGGTCCGTTTCACGAGCTGAGACTGCATTCACCTTTGTTCTGGTGATTGACAGGAAAGCCTTCGATCTTTTAGGGTGGAAGTTCTTCAGCACAGCCGGGTCGTACTCACCTCTCCACTGTCTGAGATCTTGCAGCCATCTCTCTTCCAGCTCACGTCTGTCGATCTCGTACTCATTGAAAAGCCCCTTCAAGGTAAGCGCAAGCGGTGTCATGTACTTTGTGTAGTCATCATCCGTTGCAATCTTCTCTGCCCTTGCAGCTGCCTGAAAGGTTTCTGTGTACAACTGTTGATCCTGCTCTTGTTTCTTGAGGTCGTTCTGGTCCACTGTTTACCCCTTAGTACCCAGCAGATTGATCAGCTGGGTTGTTGTATGATGCTGGTCTCATCTTCTTTCTCTTCTTGCCTGTTCGACCTTCTGAGCACTCGAGAGCTGCGTACTGCAAAGCTTCATGAATATGGCTGTAGATATTCTTTTCCCACTTGTCCTTAAACAGCCCTACCATATCATCAGTGACTTGCATTGCGCTGGTTCTCTTCTTCTCAAACTTGAAGTCGCTGATGAAGCCCTTCCGCAGATACTGACATTTGTTCCCGAGGACCAGACCATCACGTTTTCTCAGGAAGTACACTACCGATTCTTTACGCCTCAGCTGGTTGTTTGTCTTTCCCAGCCTGAAATTCAGCCCACAATTCTTGATGATCTCAGCTGCTGCCTTAGCATCATTCTGTGATCTGTTCACAGCTGCCGGGTCTATGACCAGCTCAAAGCTGTGCTTCGGGTAGTGGATTGCAATGTGTGGCTTCAGGATATCCTGACAAAACTTCTCAATGCTGCAATCCTCTGTCACCAATTCGTCAAGGACCAGGAAGTTGCCCATAGGTGTCAGCTGTGTGAACGCTGCTGCCGGGGTAAGCCCGAGGTCCATTCCTATGATGATCGGTACCCCCATGATCGGCTGTGTCAACTTCTCACTGTAGTGGACACTGTCAATGTACTCTGGATACACAGGTCTTCCAGATCTCACCATGCCATAGTTGTTGAGCACCATGACATTGACCCACTCAGGGTCAGCACCGTAAACCATTTCCTCGTAGTAATCAGCTGGAAGGTTTGTGATGTTGTCCGCTTTGGGGTTGACAATATAACAGTTTCCACCACCATCAACAATGCTGCTCTCTCCCTGGTCAACCCGCAGCAGAGCTGGAGGTTGCCTGTAGAAGCTGTGCTTCGGAGGTTTCTCTTCCTCAGCCAGATTGTACAGCCAGTGGTTGGACGGTACAGCGTTGTAGTCACAGATGATGAACGGAGCCCTCGGACCACCAGAAGCCATGTCAGGATACCGATTGGTACGAGACTTCAGCATCTGATGCACAGCCTTCGGAATCTCGGCTGCTTCGTTGAGGTGCGCTCCTGTCAGTTCGAGTGACTGCAATTTGTTCACGTCCTCTTCCCGGTCCAGAGCTATGAAGACGATCTCGATCTCAACACTCGTCTGCCCATCAGGGTGTGGCAACCTTATCATGCCCCTGATTGGTACATCATACGTAATCGTGATCAGGTTCTTGAACCAGTTCTGCCAGGACTTTACAACCGTGGACTTCAGAGCTGGGTACGTTGCCCTGAGCACCCCGTACCTGGACCGTCTCACACCATCGTACTGCGGAACCTGCATCAGCCCGTTGAGCACAATGTGCCAGATGCACCCTGAAGACTTCCCCGAACCAACTGGTCCCATGCAGAAGATGTACTTGTTCGGGTCTAGGTGAATCTGTGCAAATGTTGGAACACTGGTATAGTTTAGTTCCATACTTACATCACACGTACTTCATAAAAGTAGTATGCATGCTTTGCGCTGTTGCTTAGCGTTATCTCAAAAATAAGTGTGTGAGCAACATCACTCTTGTACGCAGCCGTAGTCGGATAATTGAAATACACAGACACAATGTATGAGGATGAGACCACGGTCTTTACCGTATCCACTAGCTCACTCGATGTGTCTGTCTCCGAAGCAAGAGCATCCTCTGGATTGACTTTCCCAAGATAGGACTTGACGGTCACGCTGGAGAGAGTTGTTCCAGACGGAATGGCATTCGTAAAGTCAAACTTGAATGGACCGTAGTCCGTAGAGTTGTAACGAATTTCAATTTTGGTTTTGTCAAAATCCATTGCCATTGTTTGTCTCCTCTAGGAGTTGGCTCAAGTATTCCTTGGTGATATTGATTGATGGTTGAACCCAATTCTTGAGGGACATGTCTCTTATGAGTGTCTCTCTCATAACCCGGAACACTTTCCTGTTGACTTTGTAGCTGTCGATCAGTTTCTTCATGCTCCTAGCAAAGGTACCGAGTATGTCTGACTTGTAAACATTCTCATTCCAGTTATACGTAAGGAGCACAAAAGCCTCAATCACAGCCTCACCATTCTTGTCGAACCCCTTGCTCATGAATGCATCAGACACAGCTGTGAGTGCCTCGAAGACCCTGTCCTCAGAAGCAAGCTGAGAAGGTGGGCTCAATTCGAGATCCTCTATCATTACCTTGGATATCACTTCCACCTGAGTGGCTACACCAGGAGAAAGAATATTCCCATTACCCTTGCTAAGAACTTTCTTCACAGTTTCAAAGTTCATTTTCCCCCCATGAATCTTTCCAGATACTGGTCAACCACAATCTTCTTCTCCGGGTTGCACCAATCATAAAAGTAAGCCAGCACACCCTTCTCCTTTAGCCCATCAAATGTTGCTGCAACCTTGATATGCTCCAAGGCGCACACAGTTGGTATTACCATAAACGGATCTTGGTTCACTTCAAACATTGACCCAAGGCACTGCCCTGTGCAGAAGTGACCAACAAAGCAGCTCTCACACTGTGGCATTGTTCTTGTGTGGATAGTCTCCATAGCAATCAACAGCTCCGGGTTAATTGCCTTGATGCCCACTATCTTGTCGTTCTCCACTGCAAACTTCCAGAGGTTGGTTGACTTGTACGCACAACGATGACAAACAGAGGCTGTCAGGTCTCCAACCCTGAGCTGTACTGTTGACTGTACTGAGCAACCCATCCCTCTACCTACCGTCCCCCACAAGGTAGTAACATTGAAGGGCTTATGCTGGTGACACCACTTGGGTAGATCTTCTTTCTTGACAGGAGCAAAGTCAACTATCCACCTCATCACAAACTTCCAGAAATCATAGAAGTCCTTCAGCTGTTGCCTGGACCACTCTTTATTGCGAACTTCCAGAAGATAAAGCTTCAACGGACTGATTCCGTATCTCTTGAACATCTCCTGAAACCACAGAAAATTTTCTTTCCACCTCTCAATGTTATTGCTATAGACCATAGGATGGAAGCCAACAGAATGCTTCTGAGCAAAGTTAAAAAGTTTGTCGTAGTAATCATCAGTATATTTTCTCCCATCCCTGAAAGGTCGATTCTCCTCACAAAACTTTCCATCTACAGATGCACTGAGATGAAAGCCAATACCCAAATTCTCTGCCTTTGCCAGGAGTCCCTCCATCCTCTCTGTCTTTTCCTCATCGAAAAGGAATGACATGTTTGTTGGAGTGGACAGCATTGGCTTCAATCCATTCCTCCCATAGAAGTCAAGGATCTTATCCGCAGCCTCATACCCTACGTCCTTAGCAAAAGGCTCACCAGAAAAGATCTCGAAGACAGGGTACATCTTGTTCTCTTCAAGCCAAGCCATTAGGATGTCCAGGTTATGCAGCACATCTTCCTTGTGCCCAATCGTAGCCGGGTACAAATCCTTCTTGAATTTTGCTAAGTAACAGTACTTGCACCGAAGATCACACTCACCACTGAGCTGAACCTCTAGGTGGCTGTAGTTGTTGAAAGCCTCGTCAGTAGGGCTTTTCCAAGCCTTGAAAAAAGTGCGATTCAAGAAACTTTCAACTAAGAGATCGTTCTGATTCATCGTGTTCCTTTACTTGTAGCAAACCGCAAAGTCCGCATTATTTGCGTTGTTTGTGTTGTTTGAGTAATTAGCAGCATTATCCGAACCATGGAGAGTACCATCATACCCTACATCATTCGCTGCCTCAGCAGTATTGTTCTTTGTCGCATCAATGGTATTGTCTTTATCGGCATCAACGGTGTTGTCTTTGTCCGCATCGTTGGTGTTGTTTTCCCCCGTGTCAACTGTCACATCGTCTGATGCATTCTGTGAATCATCCTGAGCTGCATCAACAGTAACATCGTTAGCACCATCAGCTGTAATGTTCTGAGATGCGTCCACACTTACATTCCTGGTTGTTTCTGCCAGGAAATTATCAGAAGCATTTACTGTCTCATCATTGGATACATCTGCCGTATCATCCTGCGCAGCGTCCACGGTGTTGTTCTTGGTCGCATCAGCAGTGTCATTCTCAGCAGCATCTACCGTGTTGTCCTTTGCTAAATCAATAGTAACGTCTTCATCAGCATCTACTGTATTGTCTTGGGTTGCATCAACTGTGTCATCCTCAGCAAGGTCAACCGCATTGTCCTTGGTTGCATCAGCAGTATCATTCTGAGTAGCGTCCACAGTATTATCTTGTGTTGCGTCAGCCGTATCGTCCTGAGATGCATCCACTGTTACATTCTTTGTAGCGTCAGCTGTGTCATCTTCTGCTGCCTCTACTGATACATTATTTGTAGCATCAGCAGTGTCATCTTGGCTTGCGTCCACTGTCACGTTTTTAGTTGCATCTGCGGTGTCATCTTGAGAGGCATCTACAGACACGTTTTTTGTAGCGTCTGCGGTGTCATCTTGGCTTGCATCAACAGTGACGTTCTTTGTTGCGTCAGCAGTGTCGTCCTGCGCAACATCAACAGTATTGTCCTGCGTAGCATCTGCTGTATCATCTTCCGAAGAGTCCGCTGAGCTGTCTTCCCCTGAGTCCATGGATGCATCTGCTGTGTTGTCCACAGATGCGTGGTACGTTTTGTTTGCAAGGGTGTCCTTGATAGAATCCACGTTGTCCCTGATTTCGTCCAGGAAAGCAAACGTGATTTTGTCACCTTGAGATAGTGAAGACCAGATAAAAGCCATTACTTCACCCCTGAGTTCTGCGAAGAATTATACGTGCCATGCTGGTCACTATCGTACCCTGTCTGGTTGGTGGCATTGATCGTATTATCTTTGTCAGCGTCAATCGTGTTGTCTTTATCTGCGTCTACGGTTCCATCATCGTCAGCGTTGTTTGAGGAGTCATCCGTTGTATCCGCTGTGGTGTTTTCTCCGCTGTCAACCGTAGTGTCATCATCTGCATTCACCGTCACATCATCCCCTGTGTCAACGGTAGTATCTTTGTCTGCCCAAACAGTATTGTCATCCCCGGTATCGACAGAGGTGTACTCATCTGCATTTACTGTAACATCGTCCCCTGAATCAACCGTGGTATCCTTGTCTGCGTACACTGTGACATCATCCCCTGCATCCACAGTCGTATCATCATCAGCGTTTATTGTGTTGTCCTTGTCTGCATCCACAGTTGTATCATCATCTGCATTGATGGTTGTATCATCATCAGCATTATATGTCGTGTCTGCTGGGTTATTGACTGTCACATCATTTCCCGAGTCCACTGCTGTGTCATCATCTGCGTTGACGGTGACATCATCTCCCGAATCTACTGTTGTATCCTTGTCTGCATATACAGACACATCATCTGCTGATTCCACAGAGGAGTCCTCATCAGCATTGACAGTAACATCATCACTTGAGTCCACTGTTGTGTCTTTGTCTGCGTAGACAGTCACGTCATCTGCGGAATCTACAGAGGAGTCTTGGTCTGCGTTAACTGTAACATCGTCTCCAGAATCCACTGTAGTGTCCTTGTCCGCATAGACTGTCACATCGTCACCTGAGTCAACTGTGGTATCATCATCAGCGTTAACGGTGAGGTCATTCCCAGCATCAACGGTTGAATCCTCCCCCGCATTCACAGCGGTGTCGTCCCCCGTGTCAACCGCAAGATCTTGAACAGCGTTGTCTGACGTGCAAGTGTTGTTGTCATCCAGCGTGTCAGCGTTATCCCGCATCTCGTCAAATTGGGCTTTTGAGATTTTCGTTGTCCCCTGCGTGACATCAAGTTCATTCCACGTAAGGACAACAGACAGATCACCAGCTATGTCGTCCTCATTCGTCTTGATCTCGTTGATGGAGACAGCTGTGATAGGATCTGCTGCGCTATCGGGAGGGGTAGTCCAGACGTATCCCATTACTTCACCATTTCAAAATAATGCCCAGCCAATTCAAATGATGGTGGTTCCCACTTTGTCCCATCAAGCTTATTGGCAACCGTCTCTACGGCATTGAGAAGATCATCATATGATAGAACGCTGTTGATGTGCCGAAGGAGCAAGTGAATTGACAGATTCAAATTTTCCTTCTTACCTACACAGCTATTCCAGTTCCAGGTAATATCCAGAAATGTGCGACAGAAATCCAGAAATAGCTCCCCGTGTTTTTTGAACAAAACAATCTCTCTCATGATCTGGAGGGCTTTGCCAATCTCTTTCCGATCACCACAGGTGCTCTCCTTGCTCAGATCAATCTCCATTGACTTCAGAGCTGTAAGAAAAATTTTCTTCGCCTTGTCCCCTACAGTGTAAAGAGACTCCGTGTCATCAAAATACTTTCTTGCTTTTACAAAATGCTCATTGAAGTCCATTGACATACCTTTCAATTATTCTTTCAACAAACCCGTTTCCAAACAACCTGTAGTAAAATGAACCTTGAACAAGACCACTTCCAGAAATAACAACATCATCTAAATGACACCTTGGCAACTGGGTCATCATGTGGAGAAGCTGTGCCCACCTTGGGTCTTTGTAGCATGCTGAGATCTGTCCTGCTTCAGCTAACTCCCGTGAGAGGCTCACACCATAAGTTGACTGCATCTTTGCAAAGTCATGAATCATTCTGTTCCTGTACACAAACTTCACTCGCTCTTTTCTGTCCGTGTAATCACACATGACCTTCTCACCAAGTAACTGTGTTCTCTTTGCATCCAGCCCTTCTTTAGTGATCTCATCCGGGCTGTTCCCGAGAGCATCATAGTATTCCTGGCTGTCCATGTAGAATCCCCGGTGACATGTTGCGAGCTTACCGGGTGTCTCTGTCAGTGCATGAGAGTTTCTCCCGGCAGAACAAAGAAACATTCTTGCCTTCACAAAGTATTCCTGGGACGTAACCATTCTTTTGCGGAACATCCCATCATAATAACAGTATGGCTTTGCAAACTCATATTCCCCATCAAGAGCAAGTTGGTTTACAAACACCTTATCAAAGTTGATACCATCTTGCTTGGTATAAGCGTAGGGAACAACAATGGTCGGGTTGATCATGTTCGGAATAACAAGTCCCTTTCTTGCTAGAGGCTCCCAAGACCGAAGCAGATCATCAAAGAACTGGTAATACTCACGGCACTTCTCAAGGTCTGACAGAATATTCATTCCCTCAGCACTCATTGTCGATTTAACATTGGTGAGTACTGTGTGCGGAGTGTCCATCTCCTTGATAGCCTGAAGAAACGCAGTCGCATTTTTTATGATCAGCTCAGTCGATCCCCCCGTTCTGTTGTTGTCAGTTAGCCAGCTTGGGCCATCAATAGAGATCTGAACCTTTATCTCTAGTGGTTTCGTCCTCGGGAAAATGTCCCGGATAAAGGTGATGATGTTCTGCGGGTTGGTCATAAAATTTGAAGACAACATTATTCCTTCAAAGTTAGGGAACTCCTCAACCACCTGCTTATAGAAATCTCCAAACTGTGTGACAGTGAGGGTTGGCTCGGTACCCCAATGGGATATGCGTGTGAGTGTGGTACCAAACAGCTCCTTCATCTCTGTTATCAGAGAACCATCTTTGATTCTCTTGAGAACCTTTGCGTGAACGTCCTTGGTGTAGTCCCCCTTTGGAATGTAGCAGTACTTGCAGTTGAGATTGCACCAGCCAGCGGAAAACAGCTCTATGGAAACATTCTCATCATTCTTGAAAAATTCGTTCAGCAATCCTCTCATGCCAGCACCTTTGTCAATAGAATAGCCTGTGTTGAGCCAGGAAGAATCACGTACAACTCAATCAGTGTTTGAGCCCCATATGAAAAGCTATAGATATGGGTCATTGGGGGGCTGTTCTTTTTTTGGCCTGGTAACTCTTTCACCGTAGCTCCCGTGGCATCCACAGCTGCTTTCACGGCCTGAGACCATGCCTGAAAATCTACCATGTTGTTGTACCCAACAGTGTCCATTGCGGGAACCACTTGAGCCAATACCGCAAGCTGTGCTGCTGAGTAATTGCTCCAGTGTGACTGCTCTGGAAGACCATCAGGTCTGTACACAATCGGGAGTGTAATCACATTGTCCACCCAGCCAGCCCTCCGCAGGAAGTCCAGGAAGGCAAAGTCCAGGTACCCATTTACAATACTCTGTGCCTTGAAACTTATGTGCACACCAAGGATCTCTTTGAACACATAGTTTGTGAAGATCTGGTACTTGAGCGAAATCAATCGACCTGCATCAGGATGGCTATACCCCGTGTTCCCAAACCATCCTTCAATCCATGCTTTGGCAGCAGCCTTATCCAGGCTTGCCCAAACGCTCAACATGTCCGCTCTGTCCGGGACAAGCACCAAGTCTATCCCGTGGGTCTCACACCAATCAAGACAGTACTGTTGATCAAAGGGACCATCCGTCCTTGTGTCATCATCAGAATACCCCAGTGCCTGAGCCATGGCTTTCTTCAACGGCTGGAACTCGTAGTAGCTCGCATATAGATAATCCGCACCAGCATTGCGCTGAGCTGTGATAACAGTCTCGTGTGCGGGTGTGTGCCCACCCGTGTTCTTACGATAGTACCCACAGCTACCAATAAGCTTGTTCTGTGGGAGACTGCTCACAAACTGTGATAAGGTGGTTGTAACAATCATAAGGGAATTCCAAAGTTCCAGTACCTGTCACCAACAGTGAACTGTGCGTACAGATACTCCATCATCGGGTCATACACAAAGTAAGTGACACTCAGACCCTCTATGTCTTTAATGTTCTCCCTAACCTCTTCAATGCTTCTGAAGTGGGGAAGCAGCAAGGGCTTGGTTATCCGAGCTACCATCTCCGCTGGCATGCTTGAGCAGTAACTATTGCCATACTTATCTGTTAGTGGGTCAACCCATAACAACACTATCTTTGGAAACTGCTCTCTGTGCCACACATTATAAACAGGTCTCCACGCATCCTTCAATGATCCCCCGCAGACACTAACAGGGATGTGTGTGAGAAGAGGCACCCTGGTAACCTGGGAGGTTCTGAGTGTTGCCATCTGCCCTTTGTCATTCCTCACAAACTCTGGAATGTTCTCGTCTGGAAGCTGGTCAATCGCTCTAGCAAGTCTCTCTGGTATCTCATCATGAGGAAGCCCGAGATCTGTCCCTTCCATAATCCAGACAAGATCACACTTCTCCCATAGCTCATGAACTGTCTCGAGATCAATGGGGAGCTGATCAATATGCTCTGCCCCACCAATAATTGCCCTGCAATACTGCCAGTTCAGAAAGTACACACCCACCATGCTGTTGCACCTTCTGGAAATCTTGTCATAGAGATATCTGTGCCCAGCATGAATCTTTGTGTGGACTGTCCATATCCCAAGAGGCTGTGGCAGTTCCCGTGCCAACCGTCCTATCTCTGCAAGGTTATTGCTGACAATCATACCCACTTCCCGTAGAGCAACCCGGCACCAAGGTACATCGAAACGAAGCCAAGGCCAATAACTGTGGATATATACTTGCTACCCCACTGCGCTTTCGCATACGCCCAATAGATCGGGGTGTTCATCGCAGAGAAGATCGTGAAGATAATCAAAGAGCCCATCGGGTATGTGTTGGCAAAAAAGATCGGAGCTGCCATGCAGACGTTCCCAGCAAACATCAAGATCATCTTGAGCCGTTGGCTTGAAGCGTCAATCGCTTTCCCCCACTGGAACCTCAGAATGCCAGCCAGCACATAACTCCCAGCGATAAGGTATATGGCTCCCTGCTTGCTCCAACCCGTCTTAACCAACGAGGGGTACAGCTGGGCAACAGCCACATAGTAGATCGCATTCATGAAAAAGAAGTAGAGCATGAACAACCAGAACAGCTTATCCTTGGCGAGATCTTTGAAGATGCTCCACTTCCAGCCTTGAACCTTGTCATCAGGTAAGGAGTAATATGCCCACAAGCCTACTGCGAGAAACATAAACCCGAGCACTGTCATACTCAAGGCCAGCCCGGAGCTGAGAAGGAGTGTGCCCATTACAATAGAAAAGAATGCGCCACCAAAGTTCTTAGCACTCGCTTGCGGTGCTATCCTGTACGCATCCTCACCGTCCTTCAGCTTCAACGGAGCTGTAAAGGGTGCAAGTTTGAGTAAGGCAGATGCTGAACCAAAGATCAAACCAAATCCCCAAATGGTATAGGGTATGGTTATCAGACCTATGGTCGCCATCAGTGTCGCACCCAGCAGTAGTTTCCTTGAGGAAAAATTATCCAGAAGAATCCCACCGATCAGGACAACAGATGACATCGTTAGAAAATAGACGGACAGAGCATCCGTGATGTTGAGGCTTGCAAGCTGTGGTGCTTTAGCAAACGTTGCAAACCCACGCTGAATCATGTACTCGAAAAAAATAATCAGAGCCAACGGCAACCACAACGATTTCTCCCTCCAGAAATTCATGATGTCCCCCTCCTAGTTAACTTTGACCCAATGTCTACCGTCAACAACGATAGACTTATCATTGTAAAGCAGCGTCCCCATGGGTTCTCTCCGTGAGTACGTTGCGACAATTCGTTCCGGGAACAGGATCTTCTGCCACCATTTCATCTTGGTGAGCATACCCGAAGAGCGTGACGTGAGAGCAGTCCCCGGTGTGTACTCTCGGTCAACGTATGCGAGTACCCAGCCTGACACGGCTATGGGTACCTGGTCGTGTTTCGGGTTGATCCCCACTGCGTGACCATACGTATCAGACGCAACACCAATGATCCCCTTCTGACAGTTCTCGGTTGCTATCTTAGCACCCAGCTGGCTATCAATATACACAAGACCAGAGTGTGCAAAGTCTGCAACGTCCCTAAAGTCTGCATAGTCAGCAAACACAGGATTATATACTCTGGTTGCATAGAGATATCCATTATACCCGAGAACATCTGTCCCTGAAGGGCTCGATTGGTTGTATTCAATAGTTCCAGAGGAACCAATCTTGAATGTGGTAGATGATGTTTCACTGACCCTGAACTTCGAGATCAATATCCATCGCTTTGTTCCAGCGTTGGTATCTGGAGCAATAACAGCCGGGGAAGATTCAGCAGCACCAGAGTCATCATCCAAGAGATGGATGTAAATCTCAGTTGTAGTGATTGTGAGAGATCTATCACCATCAACAAGGGAGGCACCATCATACCCATCAAGGGCATGGTCACCACCACCTGTCAGAGCTGTAGCCGGGTAAAAAATATTGTCAGACATTATGCATACTCAACCGTGATGGTCATCAGGTCATTGGCATAGTTTCCAGCGGAAGCAGAAGTCACCCGCTTCAGCCACACCCTCTGTGCTCCAGCTGCTGCGATGTTACTGATGCTCAGCCTCGAACCTGTCAGTGGCTCCGAGAAGGAAAGCGATGGAGCACTCGGTGCAGTGCTCTCATTTATGACACTCTGCACACCAGAGTCCAATGCAACTGTAACGGTTGTGTCTGTGCTTGGGGATACCGTGGAGATGTAGAGTTCGATGTTCTCCGCAGTGGCATCACCCGAGTTGTGCAGAGAAAGTGCACGGTACTCCGTGTCACCCGCTGATGCTTCCGCAACACTCACGTTATCAAAGACATTGTTCATGGCAGTTCCACTCACTGCCTCAGAACTTGCCGTTCCACCTAAACTCGCAGCAGGGTCACTGTTCGCTGCTCCACCCGTCAATCTCCATACAAGGGTCGCTGCCATGTTATCTCTCCTTACACCTGATAATCATTGTCCAAAGAAGTAAATGATGTTGGGATTTCATCAGCCGTAAAACTCAGCACCTTAGTCAAAGCATCGAAGGTGCTGTACACTGTGTATCCCGTCTTTGTGAACTCAATAACAAATGCTATATATCGTCCAGCCTCATCGTCTGCACCCTCTCCAACAACATACCAAGAAGTACTCAGAGGGCTGGAATTCAAAATCTTCCAAGCCGAATCCTTATCAAGATCTGTTTTGATTCTCCAGCTGATATCTGTCCCGTCAGCATTGAGTATCTTCCAGGACGAATCCTTGATCAGACCTGCAACAATTCTCCAGGCAACATCTTGTGTACCAGCGGTTAAAATCTTCCATGCAGAATCTTTCTGGAGCTGATCTAAAATCCTCCAGCTGGTGTCCAGGGTACCTCCACCGAGAATCTTCCATGCGGTGTCCTTACCTAATCCACGTAGGATTCTCCAAGCGGTATCGGTGTCACTCTTCCCTAAAATTTTCCAGGCATAGGACTGAGCAAGACCTGCGAGTATCTTCCACGCAAAATCATCAGAGCTGTCAGTCTTGATTCTCCATGCGATGTCCTTGGTGCTGGCTCCTAGTATCTTCCAGGCAGTATCATTTGTAATGGCATCCAGAATGCGCCAGCTGGTATTTGTGTCGTCCCTTACAAAAATCTTCCAGGAGAAATCTTTTGCTAAACCACCAAGGATTTTCCATGCGAAGTCATCTGCTGTCTCAGCCTTGATGCGCCAAGAAGTGTCCTGGGTTACTGCCCCGAGAATTCTCCATGCAAAGTCTTTCGCTAAATCATTCAGGATACTCCAGCTGAAGTCTTTGTCGTACCCCGCTAGAATTCTCCAGGCCGTGTCTTTGCCATAAGCATTTAGGATCTTCCAGGCTGTATCTTTGTCTACATCATTCAGAATCTTCCACGCAGAGCTGGCAGATAGAGAAATAAGATTACCGTACCAAAACACACCCGTGCTCGGTACGCTGTACCTTACCCCTGCTTGGCTCCTGAATGAAACTCCCATCAGTGAATCACTTCCTCAGAGTTGTCCTCACTCAGTTCCACGTCCTTCAGCTCTATACCCCGTGAGCCTGTCTTGGGAATGCTGATGTTGAAAATGACCTTATCAGAATTTCCAGTGTCAACCTCGAGGGTCTTCAGCTTCGGATAAGTGTACCCAAGGAGTTTTGCCAGGATGACCCAAAGGTCTCCTCTCACTTTGTTGAACAGCTCAAAGTCCGCTGGGCGCAGCCCTTCGGACCAGTTGCGGTCCTCCCTGCTGTACACAGCTTGGATGGGCTGCTTCCTCTCCATGAGATCTAGCACTTTTTCAAACAGGGGTTTGTAGATCTGCTCAGTCTCGTTGTACAATTGCACAATCTTTCCGATCACACTGAAGTCATGCTCATGCTCAAGCTTATACAGAACATGAGTAGATCTCTTGTTCTCAGTGCCCTTCGGTCTTCCCCCTGACTTGCTCCCGTCTTTAAACATATGCACCTTCAAAAAAGGTGAGGGACCGAAGCCCCTCACCTGCTAAGTGTTACGCAATGGCAACCTTCTTCCAGTTGTTATCCGCAGTCGTGTTGTTGGCTGTACAGATGTAAATAAAGTTGGCATCCTGTAGGATATCTCCCTTGGTACCAACCGTGCCATCAACCCCACCTGTCAGATCAGTCCTGGTCCAACCAGTAGCCACCGTTGTGTCAATACTGTTTCCAATCACACCCTTCACGTCTGACGCAATATCAACGTGAGTGCTGCCGTGGTCAGTCGCTGTAATAGCCAGCGTACCAGACCCATTTATTGCGGTCTCCAACGTGCTACACGCTTCTGCACAAGTACCAGCGTGTCCACCTGATGGATCAACCTTCGCCCAGTTTACTGCATCCGAAACAGCCAGCGTGTACGAATTGCCAATGACACCCTTCGTACCTGCGGTTACTGTGACACTTGCCCCGGCATTATCTGCCAGCACCACATCGGCAGTCCCAGCTGCTGACGCTGTCGCAATCGCAGCACAAGCATCAGCCCGAGTAGCATCAATGCCACCAGACAACTTTGTTGCAGCACCAGCCCAAGCACCATTCGCCATGGCCTCGGCAATCGAAATGTTGTTCCCAGCCGTGCCAGCAGTTGACGCAGTCGCTGTGATAACATCCCCACCACCGTCACTGAGGGTAACCCCGGTTGGTGTCATGAGAAGGAACGCAGTTTTGAAATCGCTCTTCGTAGCATCCACACCTGCCTGAGTCCCACCAAGAGTACCACCACCATCCCACGCACCATTGGACATCGTCTCAGTGGCAACAAAAGAATCACCGAGTACACCGGGAACATCGTACTCCACTGTCATGGTCCCGTCCAGGTTGTCCGTTGCAGAAATGGGGTTGGCTGTAGTCGTGTTTATCTTGGCTGTGAGTGCCGTGGCTGCATCCTCTTTTGAGCAGTCCGCACCAGCCGTAGTTGTGCCCAATGTTCCAGCACCGTCCACCCCGATACCCGTTGCAGTCTCTGTGAATACAATTGCGTTCCCAGCGGTACCATAAGCATCGTACTCAAAGTACACTTGGTCCGCATCCTTCTTCGTACAGGTGCATGTCGTACCATCAAAATCAGACACGATCTGGTCAACAATCTCCTCAGTCGTTGGAGCCACACCTGTGGTAATGTTTCCACCACTAACAGTCTCTGGAGTCCATTGACCATTCGCACAGCTGTCAGAAACAGCATAGTTCCCAATCGTACCGTACAGCTTTGAGGTAACACGGATCTTGTTGTTCACAAGGTCTTTCGCAGCTGTAACAACGGCAGAACCATCACCGTTGATTGCCGTTTCCATAACCGTGAGTACACCGTCAACCGTTGAGACACCATTCGTGTCAAACTCAACGTCACCAGCGATCCCATCATTGCTCGGGTCAAACTCATAATCCCTTCCGTTGATGGTGATTGTGTCACCGTCAGCGGGGAGCCCAATGAGCTGGTAGTCTGCATATGCCTGGGTTGCAGTGGCACATGAATGCAGCTCTATCCATCCAGAACCCGTTTCCGTTGCATCAAATGTAAAAGTATAAGTGTCACTGTCCACATCAAACGTGTCATCGTGAACAGGTTCAGCGGAAACAGTCAATGTACCCTTGGCCTTTGCGATACTCGCTTTGCCAGAGATATCAACCTTGATGTTCCCACCAGTTATAGAGTTGTCCCAATCAAACTCGTACACTTCCTCAGCACCACCAGACCCAAGGGTCACAGTCTCCCCGTCTATAACATCATCAGTGCTGCTGTCGGAAATAGTCAATGTACCCTGAGCTGCCACTGCTGAACCACCAGACACATCCACAGCGGTATTGCCACCCGTTACTGAGCTGTCAGTATCAACCTCAAAAACTTCACCATTGATAGTGACGGTCTCACCATCTACAACAACACCATCTACTGTGAGGTTCTTGCTCGCAGCAACAGCTGAGCCAGAAGTGTCCACAGCAATGTTCCCAGCAGACGGAGCTGTGCCATCAGGGATGATCTCGTAAGTGTCATCATTGGTCCCGTCATCAACAGTGAACGTGTCACCTTTGACCGGGTTCGCAGGAGGAGTTACGCTACCCGCAGCAGCAGCTGCGGTGGCTTTCGTATCCAGCTCTATGTTCCCCGGAGTGGTAACACCACCACCATCACACACGATCTCATAGGTGTCCGTAAGAACACCATTGGTTATGACTACAGTGTGACCCTCAGTGAGGTTGGCAGGAGGTGTGATAACACCAGCAGCTGCCACAGCTGTAACTACTGTGCCCTCATTGATAGCTGACGCTTTCCCAGTGACATTCCCTGTCAATGGTCCAGCAAAGCCTGTCGCAGTCAGTACTCCAGTGCCAGCATTGTAAGTGATACCTGCATCACTCTTCATGCCAACGTTTCCAGTTGAGTCCTCAGCAAGAATAACTGAGCAGCTCGTGTCAGTAGTATCCGCTACTGTAACCGTTGTCGCTACAGCTGCTGTTCCAGCACTCGTAGCAGACGTTGCGGTCCCAGCATTTCCAGAACAGTCCCCGGTTACGTTCCCGGTTACAGCTCCAGACAGCGGTCCAGAAAAACCAGTGGCTGTAAGAACACCAGTGCTGGCGTTATATGTCAGACCAGCATCACTCTTAGCTGCCACATTTCCTGTCGCATCCTCAGCAAGGAGGACAACACAGGAGGTGTCCGTTGTGTCCGCAACTGCAATGGTACTAGCAACACTCGCTGTAGACGCAGTTGACGCACTTGATGCCGTAGCTGCGCTGCCAGAACAATCACCAGTAACATTACCAGTGAGTGGTCCAGAAAACCCGGTTGCGGTCAGCACACCCGTGTTGGCATTGTAGCTGATCCCAGCATCCGTCTTCACACCGAGGTTCCCGGTGGAGCCCTCAGCGAGCAAGACCTTTGCCGTAGTCGAGGCAGTGTCTGCAACGGTCACCGTGGTTGCAACAGCAGCCGTAGCTGCCGTGCCTCCCGCTGCCGTACCAGTAACACTGATCTCCAGTGTTGCTCCGCTGCGGAACAATTTCCGCAGCGGGTCGGCAATGGCTGAAGGGAGGTGACTCAAATAGGTTTCCATATCTGCCATGTCAAATCCTCCCTGTTAGTTCTTGTCAAGCAGCGATACGTCAGGAATAACAAAGCCCGTAAGCTGGTAAAAAGATCCATAAGTGCCCCAATCACAGGTAGCTGCACCAATCACGTCAGCAGCTGTGTCACCCGTGCTGTTAGCATACTTCAGAAGCGCAACAGCAACGTACCGAGTGGGGTCATATGCCGGGATTTCAACAGCCAACGTGGTAGCATTGTACGCTTTGAAGATTCTCAGCGTACCATCAGACAGGGCACACACAAGGTAGTACTTGGTAGCTCCATCAGCAACGCTGTCAAGATCTCCCGTGGTAGCCCACACAGGCAGCAATCTCCAGTACGTTTCCCAGTTCGCACCAACCTCGATCTCGTCAGCAGCAGCCGAGGTATGCGCCAGGATGCAGACATAGTGCCGAGTTTCACCATCAGGGTCAACATGGTACACTTCCGAGTTGGTCGTGTACGATTGACCAGTAGCCCACAAGCTGTAAGCAGCCTCTGCGCTGATATCAAACGCATCGTCAACTGCGAGGACATACGGAATACCGTTGATGATCGCACTCTTGGTCCCAGTGCTCTGAATGTCGTTGGTAGCAACATCAGCAGCAATAACCTGAGACGCACAGTTCTGCGTGAGCAGGTAGCTCATCAGGTTCTGCATCGATCTATAACTGAACAACTTCTCCCAATTGTTTACACTTGCCATGGTTATTTTCTCCTTTCACCCATTAGCCCTTAGTTTTTGTCCAAGCAGATCGGATCGGGAAGGACCGGGCCGATGATGTCGGAGAACACAGATACTCCAGCGGTAGATGTGGTCCCAACAATAAACCCACCACCAGCCGAGGTGATCTTCAGAAGACCAACCGGGCAGTACCGGGTAGCATCATACGCAGGGATACACACCGTGGCAGACGCATGAGCAGTGCCAAACACTCCACCGTACTGGTACGCTTTGAAAAGCCGAAGCGTCCCATCGTAGAGGCAGCAAGCGAGGTAGTAAGCAACCTCACCGCTGGTGAGCGTGTCACCAACCGCCTTCTCAGCCCAAAAGTCAAGCTCTCTCCAGTACGTTCTCCAGTTGGAGCCGTACAGTGGTTTGTCACTGGCAGACCCACTCGAGGTAGAGGAAGAGGTGTGAGCGGAGATACAAGCAAAGTGCCTACCGTCCACGGTCACCTCAGACGCAGTTCCCATCGTGGTGTAAGAGGTTGACACAGCCCAATCCGCATAGGGTGATTCCCCACTGATGTCATATGCTGTGTCGGCAGCGGTGACATACGGGATGCCACTGATGAACACGAGACCAGCATTGTCGGTCTCAACATCATTGGCATTGGAATCAACGGTAAAGCTTTGGGTTGCGGTGTTGTGGGTAAGCAGATAGCTCACCAGATTCTGAAGCACACTGTGACCAAATTTCTTCGTCCAATCATTCAAACTTGCCATCGTTAAATCTCCTTCGCAGGTTGACCGTCAAGCACCTGCATGAAAAAGTTAAGACAGAATGACGGTTGTCAGGTTTCCCTCCAAGCCAATACGAGGCCGAGCAAAGGCTCGGGTTACGCACCATAGTTCGTGACATACGCATAGCAGTACAGCGTGATCGCATTCGAGGACATACTGGGCCTCAGCCACATCGGGACCACGGGGGAGAACTTCACCCCGTCAGCCGTGAACGTGATCCCCGTCCCGGCATAGTCAACCAGCGTTCCCCAATTCGATCCGTCCAGGGACGCTTGCCAGGTGCAGGTACCAGCCCATGAAGCTGACCTACACTGGACAGCTATGCCCTTTGCCCCAGCTGGGACATGAAAAGCAGCACCCGTGTCTCCAGTTCCCATCGCTGCCCAAGAAACGTACAGCGCACCAGTGTCTATCTGTGTGATCGTGACAGCTTGTTCACCCATTTCTAAATCTCCTTGTGTGTGTTAGGACAAGAGCATGTAAACGATACAGCTCAGCCCAGCAAAGATTGCCATGCAAACAAACAGGAATGCGAGCACTCCCCAAAAGTAAGCGTCTTTCATTTCAGGTTCTCCGAGATCAAACAGACAAGCAATGAAATCAGCAGGGCAATGTACAATTTCAAGTCCAGAGACATCAGGCATAAATCCTCAGAGCTGTAAGTGTTGAAAAAGGAGCGGGGTGGCTGTCATTGCTGTCGGGAGGTCTCACCCGTTTTTCATATTTTCCCGTGAGACAGCACACCCCTCTACTTATGGTCACAGCCTAGACGCTTTTTCACGCATATTTTGGATGTGGCTACGCAGTGTACTCATTGAAATACCAAGGTTTTTGGCTATCTGAGCCCTCGATTTACCCTCGGAAATACCGTCCAGAATGCCCTTTTCCCGAGCTGTAAGGAAGGAAATATCAGTGTTTTTCACTGGGTCAAACACCCGTAATTCCTGGTTGTCCGGGTCAATATACGTGGTCGGAGTCTCCCCCCAATCCCTTTCGTCCTGGTTTACGAACAGCTCTGCCTCTGGACACAGCACCTTACACAGGTCTCTCTTGTTACAGCTCTGACACAAGTTGTGGTTTTCGTTACTGTTTCCCATGTTTCCACCTTCCCATCAAGATTAGAGCCACTGTGCTGCCAATCGTGGTCATGGCTCCATCGACCACCTTCTGAAGCATCGTGTCACCTGCTACAACGAACACCATCCCCGCACTCTTGTTCGATGCCAAGACCTCGTGGGACTTCGTCACCACGTCTGGAGCCGGGCATGGTACAATAATGTCGGCATTCCCTACAATTGCTTGTACGATTTGGTACAATCCGTACACAGAAATCGCACCTAAAACGACACTCATTAACCACATCCAAAATCTAACCATGATAACCCCCTCTAATCATTGGATTTCAGAGCTGTAATGGTCACAGCTCAGCAAAAACAACCCATACCCTGCTATGAATCGAGGTGAGATCGTTGATCCTTGACCCGTTTTTGCGCTGTCCTGTGGTGTTTTAGGAACCGTTCACGGGCCATCTCAGCCTTCGCTTTGCTCGGGTACGCATTTTTACCGAACCTCCACTCGTACAGCGGACACATCAAATCGGTACAGCCCTTGATGTCTTCCTGGGGAATTACCAGGGTTGGGACAGTCCTGCTCATTCCCATGCATTCACAGCAAAACATCCTGATCGCAGCTAAAGGTTTCTTAGCTTTCTTTGCGAACATCCCATTCACCCTTTCGATCACCACATTCTTCAGAGCTGCCATACTCTCCCCCTCCAGGTTGGTTTGTGCTGACAACACAGCTCAGCACTGGAAGACAAGATAATCACTCCCGGCAAAATGTCAAGGGGGTTGTAAAGTTTTTTTACACTTTGGGGCTGGGGTGGGAGCTTTGCCATTCTGTGGGTACAGACCCTTCGGTCTTTTGTCAGGGAGAAGAGAGTGCATGCTTTACACCCTCCAAAAGGGTGTGTACTCATGCAAGTATTCTTGTACCCTATATTATATATTATATATTATTTATCTTCCCTTTCTTTCTTAGGGAAAGAAAGGGTATTAGTAATAGGGTCTTTGTAATATTAGGTTATATATATTAGATTATATATAAGAAGACCCTTCGGGTCTTATATATTATATATTATATATGAGATGATATCATCCCCGGCCTCAAAGCCGGGGGAAGGGATGATCAAGATCTTGGGCATGCTCACCCCCCGGCAACGGGCATGCCCTAAAATTTGTGCAAAAAAAATTCTGGAAAATGTTGTGTGTCAAGGTATATATTTTTTCACGGGTGCCCGTGCACCCAGGAGCCGGGTGCCGGGGTGCCCCCCTAGCCCCCCCCTATCGTGCCTGAATGAGCGCATTCATGACCTATGTAGAGTCATTGAGAGCCCAAGCATATCAGGCACTTAGCCCTGCTTTCTAACAGGGCTTCTAACAGCTCAGCCCTGATGATGCAGTGCATGATGATGCGATGATCATTCATTGTTGTTGTCCTGCTCACTCGAGTGCCTGGACAGAAATACTCTCGAGGCACGTGCGTTCTTCAGACGTAAAGTGTAAACTTTCTTTACAGCTCTGTAGTCCTGGTGATCTGCATCATCATCATTACAGCTCAGCCATACTCAGTACAGCTCAATACCCTTGCCATGTTGTAAAGTTTCTTTACAGCTGTGCGTAGCATGCTACAGGCGTATCAATATTGATTGCAGCTCAGCTGCAAATCAGGTATAATCGTCCTGGTAAGTCGAGATCTGATCGACATACTATGTTGATACGAGCTGTAAGCACCTGATACCATTTAGGCTTTACGATTGTTGAAAGAAAATGTGATTTACCTCTTGCATTTGCTGAAAAGAGGATTATAATTGTTGTAACGCTGGAGATTGCCAGCGGTTGAAAACTGAGGAAGGTGCCCAAAGCCACTTAGTGGGCTCAATCAAAGGCACAAAGAAATCTGACCTTCCTCCACGGTGACACAAAGGACAGCCAGAGACGGACTTCACTGGCCTCACCTTGAATATAGATGGCGCACTAACCTAAAGCTGGCCTGAAGAGCCTACCAGCTTGCAAGCCGAAATCCGGGAAAGCGTAGACCGTGAAGCGAGATAATGTCAAACAGTGACGGTCTGATGAGCGAGAGCCGATGAGTACCGGGCAAACAGCCTCGAAGCTACATAGTAGAGGTCTCAGGCTGATGGTTGTGGAGTGCAGATAGACCTGACTTTGTGGTCAGGTTTGAGCGTGTACATGGTGCACGTTCAAGTGTGACCACAAACAAAAAAGAAAAGGAGATCAAAAAGATGAAAGCAACAAGACAAGACTTTGACCAGCTGTACAACGTGATACGAGACAACATTATAGAGACGAAGGTGGATGACTGTGGCATTCAGAGGTACGCTGTTGACCTGGATGGCTTGCTGAATGGACTGCTTCCCATGTTGATTGCCTCTAATCCGAGGTTCTCCATCACCAGGATGGTTAACGGCCTTATTCCGGGAAACAGGCTGGTCAACATGGCCCTGAACAAATTCATGAGATCGTAAAAGGGAGGGACTGCAATGAATATCGGAACAGCTTATCATGAGGGCGTAGGGAATGGCTTCTCAGTGAACCTTTATCAGATTCGCATGGCATACGAACACTTTTATCTCAAAGAGATGCCTAAGCAAATGCCTTACACTGTAGCTCTCGAGATCCTTCTCAAAGAGATTCCGCTTGACGTGCTGAAAGCACAGTTTGACCGCACAAAAGAATAG